TCGAACCCGATGGCAGGCACTCACAGTTTATTTGGTAATCAAGCTGCTGGGTGTGGTCTTGGTGGTGGTAATATGAATTTAGGCAAGTCTAATTATAATACAGAAAAAGACCAAGACCAGTGCGCCTCTGAAATAGAGAAATACCTATTAAAAAGACAGGCCAGAATGTCATTACTAGAGCAAGACAAAATAGCTCTATCTCTCACAGTACCATGGAATCCAATGCTAAATGCTGGTAAGATGATTGACGTTGAATTTCCTAGAAAAGGCGTCGAAGGTTCGGCTGGGCGTGAAGATAAATTATTATATGGTTCTGGCAGATATTTAATCGTTAATTTAAAACATTCACTTAAAAGCGGTGGTTTTTCTACCACTACAATGGAATGTGTAGCACAGACAGCAGGACAGGGAATAGTATAATATGAGTAGACCAAGAGATCCGACACAAGAAAACAATATGCTGGTTGGTATTGTTATCGGTGGCCATGAGGGAGATCCAGCGCCAAATCAAAATGGTGTAAGAATATTTTGCCCACAAGTACATGGCAATCTTGTAAATAAGGAAGACTGTGGTTTTTCACCTATGATTATGCCATCAAGTCAAGGCGGTGCTACATCATTTAATGGTTGCCCAGATCCTGGTCAGGCTATGCTTTGTATGAAGAGTGGTCCGCCCGGCGATTCTTCATTAATTGTTCTTGGTTCAATACCAACAAATAGACAAGATGGTGGGCAACCAGGTAATAAAAATTTAAATACCTTTTTAAAAGCTTTGGTTGAGGCTTTTTCTACCGAATTAAATATCAATACTCCACCTAATGTAAAAGAGACCATGTCTGGCGGTACTCGAATCCGTCAAATACAGGAAAAAGGTCAAAAACATAAGCATGACCTACTAAAAGGTATGCAATCTCACGGAGCATCGTATAATCTAGCTGGTATGCCATTAAAGCAAATAACTGGTGTTTCTTCAGCCACTCAATCTTTCAGTAATATTCTAACTGGTTCTATGCTTTCTGCTTTGCCTGGTACCAATTTTTCGGTAAGTAATATTTTAACATCGCTTACCTCATCTGTGGCCGATGAGTTATTATCATCACTAAAACCTGAATTGGCCCAGGGTATGCAGAATATGTTTAGTTTAATGCAGTCAATGGAAATATCGGAAAGCGGTGGCTTTGCTACATCGGGTAAGGTGGATCCAACTACATACTTGAACAATGCTGTTTCTCTATTAAAAGGTAATCAGTCTCTTGGTGAAGTAATTAGCAATATGCAGCGTCTACAATCCGACACATCATTATTCGGTTTAGATAAATTAGCGGCTACACCATTTACTATTCCTACAGCGTTTGGTGATATATCTATGAGTTTATCGGCTACTGGAGCAGTTCAAATAACAACTCCTGAGCCAGTCCAGAAAGCAATTGATGCGTTTGGTAGTTTAATGTCTTCTGGTGCTGGATTCCCTGGTGCTTCTCTAGGTAATATGTTTGGTAGTTCATCTGGTGTTATGTCCGATATGTTTAATAGACTGCCACCAGATAAACAAGGAATAGCTAAAAGCATGATGGAAAAAGTAATTGCTCCGGGATCACAAGCCCAAACACTATTAAATAAAGCGAATGATATTGGACATAATGTGGGTAATATTTTTGATGCAGTTAAATAAGAAAGTGATGAATTATGGGCGCTTATAAACCACCAGGTAATCCTAAGAACGTAACACCAGCTGAATGGTCTGGTCCGCCAGATGCAAGAGATACTGGCGGTGAGTATCCAAATTATAATGTATTGGCCAAGACTAGATCGGGGCATGTCATTATGACTGATGATACCATGGGCAGTGAACATGTAACCATTCAGCATCGCGGTGGTTCTATGATCCAATTCATGCCTGATGGTGCTATATCTATTGGCGCCCAGAATGGAATGTATCAGATTATATTTGGTGAGAATAGAATTCTTGTCACTGGCGCTCAAGATATTACTGTTCAAGGCGGAGGAAGCCTCAGTGTAGACGGAGATTATAATGTGACTGTCAAGGGAAATCATAATACGGTTGTCCATGGCGATATGAATGTGACAGCTAAGAATTTAAATCAAACAATTCGTGGTAATATGGATACGACTGCAAAGGAAATGTCTACCAATATTGAGGGGTCAACCAAAATTACATCTCAGGGTATTACCACTATTGCATCCGATGGTGGTCTATCTTTATTGTCTACCAGTGATTCCGTAGCCCTTGGTGCTAAACAAGCCGTTGGAATTAAATCAGGTAGAAAAATGATGATAGAAGCTGGTAGCAGTATGCATATGAAATCAGACTCAGCTTTGAATCTAAAATCAAGCGGCAAAATATCACTAAAAGGCGGTTCTATTGCTGCTGATGGTTCCGATGGCGCACCTAATATTCTACTTGCTTCTGGTGCTTCTGTTGATGCTGATTCTACCGAAGTTACATTTAAGAAACCAACATCACCTGCTAGAGAAACATAAATAATCACATGGCACAACCAATAGTAATATCAAGATCACCAGATTATTCCGATTTAGATTTGGATTTTATACCACATCGTACAACAAAGGATGTGCTTGTTAAGACTGGTGCGGATGCTATCAAGCGTTCGGTTCGTAATTTAGTCCTTACAAATTTCTATGAAAAGCCTTTTAGACCTGGTATTGGTTCAAATGCCGTCAAATTGCTATTTGATAATATAACTCCGCTTGTTGCTAATTTCCTAGAGAACGCAATAACAGAAGTTATTAAAAACTATGAACCTCGAGTAGAGGTTCTAAGAGTTACAGTTGTGCCAGACTATGATAATAATGGATATACAGCAAGACTTGATTTTGTAATTCTCAATAGAAACGAGCCACTGACCACCACAATATTCCTAGAAAGAGTCCGCTAATGCCAGCCAATACAACTCTAACAGTTACCGATCTTGATTTTGATTCAATCAAGAACAACCTCAAGACATTCCTAAGAAGCCAGTCAAGATTCCAAGACTTTGACTTTGAAGGATCAGGTATGGGTGTTCTACTGGATCTTCTGGCCTATAACACTCACTACAATGCATATTACCTGAATATGATTGCCAATGAAATGTTCCTTGACACTTCAAAGCTGCGTCAATCTACCGTATCTCACGCAAAGCTTATCAATTATGTGCCAGAAAGTAGTCATGGCTCGGAAACCAAGCTGAACGTTAGAGTAACACCTTCAGAAAATGAAGATCAAGCTGCAAACAGTCTAACACTAAACAGATATACCAAGTTCTTCGGCGCTTCATTAGACGGTATCAATTACCCATTTGTTGCATTAAATTCCAACACTGCTTTTAAGAATGATGGATCATTCTTATTTCCTAATGTTGTAATAAAGCAAGGCGAAGTTGTTACTCGTCAATTCTTTATGAGCCCATCAAATACCAAGAGACGATTTGAAATACCATCTGCAAATGTGGATCTCAATACAGTAATCGTTACTGTTCAGGAATCAACATCAAGTACAAATACCTCTGTTTATAATATCGCAGAAGACTTGACCGAAATTACATCAAATTCAGCGGTATATTTTATTGAAGAGAATGAAGATGGAAATTATAGATTATACTTCGGTGATGATGTAATTGGTAAGAAACCTACAAATGGCAATATCATCAATATAACCTATATCGATAGCGTCGGTTCAATAGCCAATAAGATTAATGTGTTTACCCTATCAACTAATGTTGGTTCATTCAATGATAACGTTATTGTATCCTCGACCGCTGCGACATATTCTGGCACTGAAAAGGAAACAATTGATCAGGTAAAATATCGCGCTCCATATTACTATTCAGCACAGAACCGTGCCATTACCACATATGACTATGAAACACTGGTTACAAAAGACTATCCAAACATCGATTCGGTAGCTGTTTGGGGTGGTGAAGATAATGTGCCTGTTATCTACGGTAAGGTGTTCCTATCGCTAAAAACAAAGGAAAACTTCTTCCTTAGCAATTTGGAAAAAGAAAACATTAAGGACACTCTAATCAAAAATAGAAACGTGTTAACTGTTTCTCCTGAGATTGTGGATCCTTCCTATACATATATTATTGTTCGTGGAACAGTTTACTATGATCAGGACGCTACACAATATGATGCGACCGCTGTTAAGAATATCGTGAAAGCTGCTATTGAAGACTATAAGATAGATTATCTAGGCAAGTTCAAATCTAGTTTCCAAAAATCAGTCCTTCAAAAGTATATTCAAGACTCAGAGAATTCTATTACTGGTTCCGATCTCAAAATCATACTTCAAAAAAGAATTCCATTAACTTTGAGTCAATCAAAGAATTACACCATTGACTATGGTATACCTATCAAGAAGGGCGATTTTAGCAGTTCTGTATCATCTTATCCTTCATTGGATATCGTTGATACTAACTTTATTACAAGACAGGTATTCTTTGAAGAGACTCCATCGATAAATTCTGGTATCGAAAGAATCGACATTGCAAATGGTGGTATAAACTATAGCACAATACCAACAGTTACTATTTCTGGTGATGGCACTGGTGCAACTGCTTATGCCAAACTCTTTGGTGGTCGAGTAGCTTCAATTGTGATGACAAATAAAGGCATCAACTACACTAGAGCTACTGTGTCCATATCAGGAGATACTGGAACGGGTGTAAGTGTTACTCCTATTCTGCAATCACGCATTGGTATACTTAGAACATATTATCTCAATAATAATGGAGAAAAAATATTTGTTAGTGAAAATGCTGGTACAATTGATTATGATTCCGGAGTAATAGTTCTTAAGTCACTGCTACCCGTTTCTATAACATCTAATACCTATTACGAAACGAATGTTTTGACTATAAATACATTTATAGACAGAGAAATTATCACTTCTATCT